CTCCCGATACTATGAAGAAGATGCAAGAGGATTGGAAATACGTCAATAGAGAGTTTAAGACAGGATTCTTGGGCTCACGTTCAGATTACATACTGCCAGACCAGAATATCCGTGTAGCGATAGAGGATGACAAGTTTGCAGGGCTAAAGTGGGATAGTGAGAACCATATAAAGATGACTGAAGTCATTGCTCCTATTTTCGCAGCAATAAGTAAGGAAGCATGGGATGTGGCACAATTCCCTAGCACTAATTGGTATTCAGACAATATAATATGTTACGATCTAGGCAAAGCAGGATATTTCCACTTTGTTAGCAGAGGTTACGTTCATCATGCAGGAAGTCAGACGGTTGGAACAGACTTCAAGAAGTGCCATGAAGAACCAAGAGAGTGGATAAGGACTAACAGACCGGATATGTACGAGGCATTCTATGGCGGGGATTCTTGATTTTATAGATCAGAACTTAGGTACTAGGCTTGGATTGTTGGTTAATGATCCTAGAGCAGCAATGCAGCAAATGAATCAGCAAGCTGGTGCTTACAATCAAGCATCATTATTGGCTACTAAAGCAGAACGTAACGCAATGAAAGGTTTGCCAGTAACTCCTGAGCAAGCAGCCGCAAAGCAATATGTAGATAAGACTACTGAAGATTTAGCGATGGGTTTTGCAGGTAGTACATCTATAGGTAAATTTGACCCTAGATTTGACCCACGTAAATTAGAGCAAGCACGATTACAATCTTTAAAAACAGTTGTTGATCCAACAGGCTCTATTAATGTTCCTAAAGTTAATATAGTTGATTATGAAGGAAGACCATTTGTAACTAGTATGTCTGATAGAACTGCTGCTGGTGGTAATTTAGTAAAAATAAACGATGTAACTCTAAATAGACCAGTAGGATTGCTTGGCGGTCAAGATTATATGTTTAGGAATCCCGGTCAAGTATGGGCTTCGGGGGATCAGCCTGTAAGACAAATCATGGAACACGCAGATATTGTAAAAGGAATAACAGGTCAAAATCCATTGTACATACCGTGGAGAATGGCTCCAACTGGTGGTGATTTCGCTGCTATGACTGGAGAATCAATGCTAAATTATGCTAATGCAGCTATGTCAAAAAGTGGAAAAAAAGCATTAGATAAAGATGTAAAAAGATTTATTCCTGATTGGAAAGGTGTTGATTCTCCTGAAAGTATTCTTCAATTTAGAAAACAATCAGACGCAACTAGAAAAGCAATTAAAGGGTCGCTTGATGTAAATTTTAGAAATGAAGGTGGATTAGGTATAGGAGAAGCTAGGTTATCTGTTGCTGATCCTAGACAGTTACTTGCAAAAGAAAGTGGAATTATGAATGTAGGAGAGATTTATGCTGGTTCTCCAATAATTCAGGCTTCTGGTCATCCATCTTATCCACGAGGTGTGCCGGGGCAAGGGCTAGGAATGCTTAATGATAATTTAACTATTTTTGAGTTATTGCCTAATGTTGTAAAAGCTAGAAATATTAAAGACCCAAAAAATCCAAGTGCAGCAGATATAAGATCAATGCAAATGCATCCGTATTCGGGAATTATTACTTCTGATCTTCTGAAAAAACTTGGCTATTAAATAAATATTGTGGCTTAAAAACTTGACTTAATTCAATTCCATTGTTTTTTGTTAAATAATCAATTACTTGTTGATATGTTACTATTTCTATGCCAGAAACAGCACAGTAAGTTTCAAATAAAGCTAAAGCATCATGCATTTTTTTAGGCATTTTTATTTCAGTATTAACTACCGGCAGTAGATTCATAGTTCCTCCTAGTGAGAGATTATTATACCTAAATATTGAATTGCAGCAACAACTTTATACAGCATGACATCCAGAGGATAATGCAAAAATGGAAACAAATACTGTTAAAGAAACGCCAAAAATCGGAGAAGGACTAGCAGGACCGGGTAGACCTAAAGGATTGCCTAATAAAAGCACTCAGATAGTCCGAGAGGCTATTGCTAACCTATTAGAGCGCAATGCAGGGAACATGGACAGATGGCTTAATGAAGTGGCTCAAGACGATCCTTATAAGGCACTTGATCTAATGAATAAGCTAAGTGAGTACCATATACCTAAGCTGGCTAGGACTGGGCTGACTGGTGCAGATGGTGGACCACAACTACATCAGGTCTCATGGCTGAAATAGTAATTCCATATAAGCCTAGAGAGCTACAGAGGCAGATACATGAAGCTGTAGATAACAATAGGTTTACTGTCGTAGTTGCTCATAGACGTTTTGGCAAGACTGTTAGTGCTATCAATCATCTAATCAAAGCTGCTATAGAGTGCCAGAAACCAAACCCACGATTTGCCTATATTGCTCCGACTTATGCTCAATCGAAACGTGTGGCTTGGGATTACCTGCTGGAATTTACTCGTCCTCTTGGAGCTGTGGCTAACATCTCAGAGCTTAGGGTTGATTTTTGGGGTAGGCGCATTAGTTTGTACGGTTCTGACAATGCTGATAGCTTGCGTGGGCAGTATTTTGATGGCGTTATCCTTGACGAGATAGGCGATCAAAACCCTAAGATATGGAATGAGGTTATACGTCCTGCACTAGCGGATAGGAACACAGACGAGGCTCCTACGTGGTGCTTATTCATTGGTACACCTAAAGGTAGGAATCATTTCGCAGAGTTTAGAGACAGGGCTAAGACTGCTGAAGGCTGGAAGCTACTAGAGTTCAAGGCTAGTGATACTGGGATACTAGCGGAAAAGGAACTCAGAGACGCTCGTAAGGAAATGGGGGACGATAAGTATAATCAGGAATTCGAGTGTAGTTTTGATGCCGCCGTTGAAGGGAGCTACTTTGGGCAGATTATCAACAATCTTGAGGAGAAGAACCGGATCACCACTATCGAACGTGATGACTTGTGTCGCTCTTATGTTGCTTGGGACCTCGGCATTAGTGATTCGACAAGTATATGGATATGTCAGACGGTTGGCAAAGAAGTGCGGCTTATTGACTTCACGGAAAACCACGGAGTCGGTCTGGACTGGTATGTATCGTGGCTCAAAGAGAACGACTACGAAGGCTTCACGCAGTTCTTACCGCACGATGTAGAAGTCAGAGAGCTAGGCACAGGAAAGAGCCGTAAAGAGGTTTTAATGGAAGCAGGTCTGGATATAACTGTAGCTCCTAGATTGTCGGTTGCAGACGGCATACAAGCTACCAGAAGGCTATTGCCACAATGTTGGTTCGATCATAAGACTAAGCAAGGTCTAGATGCTCTCAGGAACTATCGCAGGGAGTATAACGAGCGTCAGCAAGTGTTCTACGACAAGCCGTTACATGACTGGTCTAGCCATGCTTCAGACGCTTTCAGGTACTTAGCAATAAGCCTTGACGATAATGAGAGTTCGTGGTCGTCAGAATTGCCCACTAACACAAAATGGATTGTATAATTGCGAAAATCCTAAGAGGAACGCATTATGATGGATGAAGGCAAAGTAAAAGGTATTATCGAGAACGAAATAGATAACAGTATTGGTTATCTTGATACTGAGACTACCGAAGATCGTAAGAGGGCACTAGAGTATTACCTAAGATATCCTCACGGTACTGAGCAGGAAGGTCGCTCGCAGATCGTAACTGGTGAGGTAGCTGAGGCTATCGATGGTGCATTGCCACAGTTAATTCGAGTGTTTACGACTACCGAAGATATTGTCTACTTTGAGCCACGTGGTCCACGAGACGAGGAATCAGCTAGACAGGCTACGGACTACTGTAACTGGGCTTTTTATCGTGACAATGATGGAATGCTTATCCTTCACAACTGGTTTAAAGATGCTTTGCTGCAAAAGGTGGGCGTAGTTAAGTCATACTGGGATCAGTCAACGGACGTAACGAAGGAAGAATACAAGAATCTGTCAGAGGATGAACTTGCTCTATTGCTATCGGATCAGACTTTAAAAGTTACCAAACAGAAAATAGAATATACGGAAATGTCGGACATGATGGGCAATGTCATACAGATTCCTAGCTTTGAAGTGCAGGTTCAGCGCATTAAGGAAACAGGTCAGGTGCGTATTGAGAACGTACCACCTGAAGAATTCCTAATATCTAAGTCGGCTCGTAATATTGATGAAGCTAGTTTTGTAGCGCATCGTCGCTTAATGACTCGCTCAGAGTTAATTGCTATTGGCTACGATCAGGATATAGTTGACGAATTGCCAACATATAACGATCTTGAGTTTAATGCTGAACGTATTGCTCGTTTTCCTAACGGTGAGCAGCCAGACCAGAACACTAGCCTAGACTTCTCTATGCAGACGCTAGAGGTGTACGAGTGCTATATACGTATTGACGAAGATGATGACGGTATTGCTGAGTTGAGGCGTATTGTCTATTGCGGTTCTGAGATATTGGAAAATGAGGAAACAGACTATGTTCCATTTCACTCTATCTGTCCTATTCCTATTCCGCACAAGTTCTTTGGTCAATCTCTGGCTGATAGAACGATGGATATTCAACTCCAGAAGTCCACGATAACTCGTCAGAGCCTAGATAACCTGTACTTAACAAACAATTCACGTATCGGTGTAGTTGATGGTCAGGTAAATCTAGATGATGTCTTAAATGCAACACCTGGGGGTGTAATCCGGATGAAGAATCCGAACGCTCTGGTTCCGCTAACAGTTCAGAGTACATTTAGTCAAGCCATGCCAATGCTGGAATACTTGGATGGAGTTCAAGCCAAGCGTACAGGCGTTAGCGATGCTCAGGCAGGACTTGATCCAGATATTCTGAGCAATGTTACGGCTACTGCTGTGGCTGCGATGATGAAGTCTAATAGCGGCAAGCTAGAGTTAATCGCTAGAATTTTCGCTGAAACAGGCGTAAAGAGTCTGTTTAGAGGAATCTTGCATCTATTGGGCAAGTATCAGGACAAGCCTAGAATCGTTCGTATGCGTGGTAAGTACGTCACATTTGATCCTAGAACATGGGCTAATGAGTACGACATTAGCGTTAATGTTGGTCTAGGCTCAGGTGACAGAGATCAGAAGTTAGCTATGTTGCAAATGGTTCTGTCTAAGCA